GCGGTCCCTGTACTTTACCAACTTCTCCATGTGATCTCCGTTATGTCAGCAGAAGTTGCGCACGGCCAACACGCGTGTCGCTGCCCACTTCCGTGTCTGGTCCAACCTGGACAATGGTATGCAGGTTGGTCTTGATGAGGATTTTGTCGCGAAGGCTTTTCGCACTGACGATGGCCTTGCGTGCATTCGTGAGGTGCTTCATGTCCGAGGCGACAGTGAAGCCGTAGACAAACCCGTTGGTCTGCCGGAAGGGTCTTTGGCCCTTGATCGAAACACTCAATTCAGCATGGTAGGGCGGCATCCCAAGACGGATGTCACCCAGATGCCGCGTGAATGGCTTGCCGTTTGGCATGCGCGCCTTGTCATGCAGAGCAACGCGCTCGTAGATGCGGTGACGCGATGTCGTTGGCGGCAGATAGCCAAGCAGAAAACCCTGGACTTTTTTACGTTCCAGCGTTTCCGGATTGAGCCAACGACCGATGTAGCCACAGAAGATATTGACGCCGCGCTTTGAGGTGCCGGGCTCAAAGGCCAGCTCCGGAACGACGTTGATCGGGTCAAGCGACGGAGGTACGGCAAAGCGCCAGCGAACCGCATGCTCTTCGTCGAGGTGTTCCTTGATGATGCTGAGTGTGACAACGCGTTGCGGGGCCAGCGACGGCATGCAGAAACGGCGCCCGTCGAGCTTATTGTTGCCACCTGCATTGACCCCGACCCAAAGGCTGTTCAGCTCATCGGTCGGGAGCATGAGACGCTCCCAGGTGTAGGAGAACATGCCACCCAAGTCATTGGCGCGGGCCGACCAGAGGATCGGCTTATTGATGCCCGTGGCCAGCGGATGCGTGCCCTGGTCCCAGAGGAAGGGACGACGGCCCCAGCGCTCCCAGGCATCGGTCTCGTACGGGAAGCAGGTCGCCTTGGCATAACCACTGACACCGGCCCCGAGAAAGGTTTTCTCCAGATGCCAGCCACCTTTGGTGAAGGCACCCTTGGTGGCGACGCCGCGGTCGAGGTAGTCGTAGATGCGGATCTGCGGAAAGCGGTTAAGCCAGGCATCACGCTCGTCGTTGGACATCGAGCCTGAGGCGAAGCCAATGTCCGGGCAGACAATGGCACGCAGCAGCTCGGCATCGGCATACCGGAGGTAGCGCTTGATGCCGTAGAGCGTGCCCTTCTTGCGGTGGAGCGCAAAGCTCTCGCGGATGATGTTCCTTTTCTTCTCCGGGCTCCAAGTCTCATCCCAGAAGTCGACCGACATCGCCCAGGCCAGCCAGGGGAGGAGGTCTTCCGGGCAAGCGTCCCAGCGCCAGAGGTCGTCAATAGGCGTCGGGATATTGGTCAGGCGCCCTGTAGGGCCGGACAAGGCCCGCTCGAGATGGGTCGCATTAGGAGGGAGAAGATCAGGGTAGGTGCTCATACCACGTTCACCGTTTTCGTCGTGGCGTAGGCCACCTCATCTTCAGCGGGTGTGATGTCCGCGACAGGTGAGACAAGCTCAACGTCTTCGACGCCGGGCACCATGGCCGCAGCAATCAGTCCGGACACCTTGATGGATGTGCCAACCTTGTGCCGGTTGGAGAGGTAGGTGTTGATCGAGGCCAATGAGGCGGCCTTGACCACCAGCGGATCTGGTCCTTCGGCGATGCTCAGATTGACCTCAAGGGTGAAGTTCAGCAGCGTGGGAGCGCGCACGAACACCATGTCGGTCAGCGGGCGAATGTCTTCCTGGCCCAGGCGGACGCGAATTTGACTGAGCAGCGTCGGCGAGGGGATCCCATCCCCGCTATCGACCAATGGCAGAACGTGGACCTCCCCCGGTTGCGGGGTATAGACCTGGACGCTCTTGATCGATGGATCGAGGGTCATGGTGTGGAAGATGTAAGCGCCTTCCGGGCCCGCCGTGGACAACGCCTCTGGCGCCAGCTGAACGCGCTGGCGCAAGCGGGTGTCCGTCTCATAGACGGCCGGATCATCCTGCGTCGCCGGGGTTACGAGCTCGCGCTCGACGCCGTAGTAAACCCCGAGGTGCTCAAGATCCGCTTGCTGCGCAAACGCCAACATCACCGCGCGGGCCGCGTCGTTGACGCGCGCCCGCAGCAGCAGTTCGCGGTAGGCGGCGACTTCCAGGATCTTGACGACCGGATCGCTCTCCAGCATCTGGACGTTGTAGTCGACGCCCATGGCTTCCATGCGCGCAACACAATCGGCCTTCAGCTCTTCCAGGATGTCTTCGTAGACCAGCGTCTCGACAACATTGGGCGGCGTCAGACCCGTCAGGTCAACGGCGACAAAGCGGGACATGGCGTCTCCTTAGATGTAGAGCGTGAGGTCCCGATCCGTTTCGACCGTGGTGAAATCCCCAAGGTGGCCGCGCGGGTAATAGTCCCCCTTGATGGCGACAGTCATTTCGCCATCCGCGCCTGCGTCGGTGATGTAGACCTGGCTCAGTCGGAACCGCGGTTCCCACTTTTCCAGCGCATCGCCAAGCGCCATAGCGACCTCCAGAACCGTATCGCGGCCTTGAGGTCGGTCGATCAGATTGGGAATGTCAGAGCCATAGTCGCGGCGCATCACACGCGTGCCAATCGGCGTCGTCATGATGTCCAGGATGCTTTGCATAACGTGCCGCCAGTCGGTGAGCACGTCTCCTGTTTCTCTGTTGACGCCGACTGAGGACATGATCAGAGATCCTTAGCGTTGAGGTCCGGCTTCTTCTTGGTGTTGAGCGCGGGCTTGGGCTCAGGAGCCGCAATCGGCGCGACCGTTCCGGAATAGATCTCGTACTTGGCCTGCTTGGCGTTGAGTTCGATCTTGTCGCCGGGCTTGTAGTGCTTGCCGTAGATCCAAGCGCTGGAGATGACGTTATAAAGTGCCATGGGGAAGTCCTCTTAATCCGACAGGAACATGAATTGCGATCCGGTCGTGGGATGTCCGCAGCCTGCGAGGTGGCCCTCACGGCAAACGGGGATGCCATCGATAGTGACCCAGGATGAGCCCTGGACCATCAGGTCCGGGCCCGGAACGTGGGGCCGCACGCCGTGGGGTTGGTTGACGTCGCCCAGGATCATCCAGAGTTCGTCTTCGACGGTGATCCAGGTTTGGTTGGCGCCGATCTGTGCGCCACGCGCGACGTCGGTGTTGCGTCGGGCTACGCCGTGCATGGCGCCTCCTTAGACAGCGTCCGGGAAGCCGATGTCGAACTGAGCCAACGTAAATGTGTTGCCGGACGTCACCGCCTGGCCGCTGGCGAGCGCGCCCGTGGCCATCAAGGTTGAGCCGGTCGTCTTGACGATGGCCCAGTGCGTTGCGGTGCCGGTGCCGGTGACAGTGCCATCGGTGATAGCAGAGATCGTCACCTTTCGGCCGTTGGGCGTGCGATCCGTGGGAGCAGACACCGTTATCGGCGTCTTATTACCCAACGCATAAGTGGATGTGGCCTGCGCATAGGTCGTTGGCTCTTGCGAGCAGATGTAGAGATGCGTGGCGTTGGTATCGAGCTCAGCCAAAGCCAGGTCAAAGATGTAGTCGGCGATTAAGGCCATGTGGTCCTCTATGCGATCTGGGCGATCAACTCAGCCTCCGCCGCCGCAAGGGCCGGGCCTGCTAACGCCTCAAGTTGTGCGATTAAGCCAGGGTCTGGCGTCTGGTAGGCAAAGTGGCCGACGTACAGGCACAGCGTGTCGGAGCTGTCCGACAACTCGCGCACAGCGACAAAACTGACGGTCGGCGAGCTCAGCTGGTAGGCAATGGTCCCGTAGCCGTTGTCATCAATGAGCGGGCACACGCCAGTCACATCCCACGCACCTGCATCCAGAGCCGCCTTCAGGGCCGCAATGGCTGGAGCGACCTCAACTGAGAGTGCCGGATGACCCACTGTCGGTGTGGCGATGATCCCAATGGGATCCAATGCGCCTGCAGGCAGCGGCGTGCCGACTGTTGCGGACGCAGCAATCTCCTGCGCAAGCAGGACGTGGATTTGCGCCAGCGACGGTTGTTCAACAGCTGCGGCAGCGGCCACACTCGTCGCCATCAAGGCAACGAGCTGGCTGAGAATGGGATTGCTGACCGTGGCGGTCGAGCTGATCGACAGCGGCTCGAGATTGGCTATAGGCGAGGACGAGGGCGTACCTACGACCGGCGCGGATGTCACTCCGCTGGCCGTCAGGATGTGAACTTGTCCAAGCCCAGGAGCGCCGACCGTGCTCGCAGCTGCGATGCTGACCGGGACGAGATTGCCATTTTGCCCAAAGCCGGGCTGGCCAACCATGGCCGTGCTGGCAATGCCAGGTGCCGAAAGCGTGTGGGTCTGGCTTAGGCCAGGCGTACCAACCGTCGCAGTCGATGTCGGTCCGGTTGCAAGAAGCGCCGTAAACGCAGCAAGGGCCGGTTGCCCGACAACTGCCGACGCCGCAATGCTATTGGCGACAAGGGCGGCAAGAGCGACAAGCGAAGGCGTCCCCGAGGTCGCCGCGCTGTCAATGCTGCTCCGCGGGAAGGCGCCGTCATCAAAGGCGCCCAGATCAAACGGATCATCGCCGAAGATATGCTTCTGGCCAAGCGCCGGGACGCCCGTCGTCGGCGTCGACGTGATGCCAACCGGGGCAAAGCCCGCGTAGAAGACAAGGTCCGGCTGACCAACAGCCGGTGCAGATGTTAGGCCATCTGCGGCAATGGCGTGGGCTTGGCCGAGGCTCGGCCCGCCGTTAACCGGCGTGGCCGTCACGCCGGACGCTGTCAGATGGGCAATAAAGGTTAGTGACGGAGACCCAACAGCTGGTGTGGATGCAATTGCGTTGGCGACGCAATTGGCCAAGCCAACCAAGCCTGGGGCGCCCACGGCGCCGGAAGACGTGAGGCCGTTGGCGGTCAGGTTTGCGTACGCGACAAGAGCTGGGGCGCCGACTGCCAGAGACGCCGTCACACCTGTAGCGGCTAAAGCGTTGCGTTCATCAAGCTCTGGAGCGCCGACTGTTGACGTGTCCGTCAGGCCAGTCGCAACGAGATTGCGAATAACTCCGAGCGATGGAGTTGCCGTCGCGGCAGATGCGGCAATGCCCGTTGCGCTAAGGGCGTGTTGCTGTCCAACTGGCGGGGTAGATACGGACGCAGCCGAAGCAATGCCAGCCGCCGTAAGGTTGGCAAAGCCAACCAGCGCAGGGCTGGCAACCGTTGGCCCGGAACTGATGGCTGTTGCAACGCAGTTGGCCACTCGGACCAGTGCGGGCGTCCCAACCGTTGCGGTGGATGTGACCCCAACAGCAGCTGTACTGCCAATGTCGGCCAGTTCTGGGGCGCCAACCGTTGCAGCAGAGCTGATGGCGGTTGATGTAAGAGCGTGTTTCTGCCCAAGAGCGGGGGCGCCAACAGCGGCGCTGGAAGTAATCCCAGTGGCAACGCAGTTTGCAATTCGATTGAGAGCCGGGGCACCAACCGTGCCACTGGCAGCAACGCCATTGGCAACGCAATTGGCAACGCGAACTAGCGCTGGGGCGCCAACAACCGGAGCAGAGCTGACACCGTTTGCGGTTAAGTCGTTGACGACATTAAAGGCGGTGTGCTCGAAGGCGCTAAAGTCAAAAGCCACCGCTGCCCCCTACTTAGAAGCTCCCTCCGTCAATCGTGTCGCCGGAACGGACAAAGGACGACAAAGGCAGTTCCTCTGCCGCGCCAGTGCCTGCCGTCGTGCGACCGATAACATTGCCGGTCGCAAGTTGAATTTGATGCTCGGCGTTCCAGTCTGATGGCTGAACCTTGGTGGCGTCGCCGCCATCCGATTTGCCGGACACCTTTGCGTGCTTAAGCGAGATCGCCATTTAGGGTCCTCACAGTCGTGCGATCAGATCGGCTTCGGCTTCGGCCGCAGCCGGAACAGCCATAGCCGCGATCTGCGTGATCAAACCCACATCTCCGGTCGTGTAGGCAAAGCCCTTGATGAACAGCCGGATGAAATCATCACCAGCGCTGACTTCGCGCGAGGCGACAATCGTCACCCCGCACGGTATCGACTGCAGCTGATACGTGATCGTGCCGTAGCCATCATCATCAAGGCTGGGCGCGACACCGAACACGACCCACTCCTTAGCTGGGTTGGCGAGCGACGCTTGGAGCGCCGCGAGAAGGGCTGGGCTCATGCCATGGTCCCTCCATCAAAGCCGTCAAAGCTGTTGCCGCTGGGAACCGAGGCCGAGGCGTAATCGGTGCCACCGGAACTGTCCTTCGGACCAGCCGTCTTGCCGTAGGCGACCTTGGCGCAGTTGACGAAGCGATCCCCACCGGGGTTGTCGTAGATGTCGGCGTTGGCCGTTTGTGTTCTTTGGTTTGTGACGCCACCCGAGGTGGCCTTCACGATGTTGCGATCCTGGCCGGTGACAGCTTCGACCTGCTTGGTCGGGTTCTTGTATTTGTCGCGCGAGCTCTTGTAGGCAACAGCGCCATCCGTAGGGTTCGCTTTGTATTGCGAGATGTAGGCAGGCTGGTTGTCGTCTGGCTGCTCGGTGCCATCCGGGTTCTTTTTGTTTTCCCGGACCGTGGTCTTCTTCTCCGCCTTCTTGTCGTGCGGCGGCTTGTATTTGTCGGACCATAGGGATGAGGTGATCATGCTCATGGGGCCAATCTCGCCACCGAGGTTGACCATCAGAACCTGCTCATCCTTGGATGGCGGTTCCCACTTGTTGATCTCACCAGCGCGGGCCGGGCTCCATGGGATCCATCCGGAGATGACATCCTGGTCCTCTTCATCGAGGGCGTAGGCGACCTTGATTAGGGCCTTCTGTGGGTCCACTTCTGTTACGCGGGCGGGGCGAATAAGGTTATTGATGCGCCGCTCCGCGTCGTAGAGACGACGCGAGAGCTCAAGCACAAGCGTCGGGAGGTCCATGTTACAGTCCGAAGTATTGGATCCAAAGCTGCAAGCCGGTGAGACCCATCAGCATGTAGCGCAGCATCTTCTGGGCTTGCGGATCGTCGATCTCCTTGAGGAGCTTTTCGATCACGAGTTTGATGGCGGCGAATTTTTCCTTCACAGCGTTTCATCCTCATCCGGGTGTGGACCCGTCTCGATAAAGTCCTCAGGCGGCCTCTGGGTAAAGTCGGTCGGTGGCGCCGTTTGACCTTCGAAGTCTTGCATGACGTTGGGTACGCCCATGTTGGACGAGGCATTGCCGCGGATGTTGGCGGGCCAGCCTGCTGCCAAGACGTCTGCGTCGAAGACATCCGGCCAGAGCTGGGCATCGTCGATGAGGTCGCGCGAGCGGCCGATGGTCACTTCCTGACGGAAGGTGATGGTCACAAGGCCGGACCCGATCTTGTCGAGGGCTTCCGAGTAAATGGGTTCAATGTCGGTCACGTAGCACGCCGCAGCGTAGTCGAGACCGAAGGTATTCATGTCAATAAAGTCGGCCGTCTTCTCCGCCAGGTCTAGGACCGGCGCATACGCCTGGTTGGCGTAGGGGTCCTTGGCAAAGACAAACACGGCCATGGTGCAGGGGCCGGTCAGCTGGCCGACGTTGTTGCGCTTCAGGCTGCGCATTCCGAGAAAGGAAATGCGCGCGGCAGGTGGGTTCTGGACAAAGCGTTCGAGCGTCTCAACACCAAACGAGCCGACGTGAACCTTGACGTCGCGAAAATCCGGGACGCCATTGCGGATGGCATCGGCCACGGCTTGGCGGTAGGCGTTTAGCCTGAGAGTGAGCTCTACAGCCATGCAAACATCCTGCTCATGTGACGGTCAACCAGCTGCGAGATCTCGAGCCAGTTCTGTGGCGAGATGCCCATGTAGGGACGCGCTGGGACCTTAGCCTTCTTGGCGTAGATGAGATCGCCATTGGCGCGGAAGACCATGTACGGATTTCCGGTCATGGTGCCGCCAGCTTCTTGAATGTAGGAGTATGGCAGTCCGGGCGGACCGAGCGTCACCGTGAACATGCTGGCTTTAGATTGAAAGCCATGAGCCAGAGCGCCGCTCTGAAACAGGATCGAGGTGCCGCGGATATTTGGCTTCCAGGCTGCGCCGTCCGGGCTGGTCTTTTCGGAAATGATACGACGGCGATGCTGTGTTTCCATCAGCTCGCCAATCTCCTTCATCATGGCGGAGGCGCCGCCACGGAGAACGAGTTTGATGCGGTTGATGGTGCTGGTGATGTAGGAAACAGAGCGCTTATCAACGTCGAACCGGATCATCCACGCTTCGCGCCAATTACGCGCGCCCCTGTGCCAGCGTTGCCGCCGCCAGGGTCTTCGCCGCCGCCTCCACTGGTGTCAGGGAGTTCGAACTTGCCCTCAGCGACGTTCTTCAAATAGGCGATAGCGTCCGCATAGCGGACGCGCATTTCTTCGGTGCGTGGCCCAATGTCGAGGGCCATGCGGTAGACGGCGATGTCAACGCAAACCTGCCGGATGTACGGGGGAACCGGATCTAACGGAACAGTGTAGCGGACGCCAAGATAGGTATCGATTTCAGCCGTTGCCGCCTCAAGTGCGGAGGTGACGGTGTCGGGGTTGGCCCGGCCACTGCCATCACGGCTCGCCACCGCATCCAAGAGATCCTGACCATACATGGTCACAATGTTGGCTTCGGTGGCATAGGCCATCTTACTTCACCTTCTCATGGTAGAGTTCGATCAGGCGGGCGCGAGCGGTGTTCTTTGGCACCTCAAAGCCCTTCTCTTCGATGGCCCGGCGCAGATCGCCGTTGGTCATCGTTTCCGGATCGACAGCGACATCGACTTGGCCGTCAGAAACGACCTGAGCCAGTTCGTTGACCGAGCTCTCAATCTTGTTGGCCAAGTCGGCCATCTCAAGCTGGAGCTGCTCATCCGAGAGTTCGCCCTCGCGCTCCTTCTTCTCTTTGAGAGGAGGGAGGCCCTGGAAAGCCCGCCAGCGCTGCGCATTCATGTGAGCGCGGGCATCTTTCTCTTGCTTACGGACCAGCGCAGCAGCGCGCTTGTTCCGCCAGCCCTTCGGGTTGGAAATCATCATCACCTCTATAAGAAGAGGCGGGAGGTATATCCTCCCGCCTCAACTCAATGTATAGACCTTAGGTCTGGTTCAGGTTGTGGACGAACTTGACCACCTTGATGTTCTTGTTCTCCCACACGCGCTCCCAGTTCGTGCCGACAGCGAGCTCGGCATTCGTCGGGGTCGGACCCGTGGGCGTGCCCTTCCACTTGATGCCACTCGGGTGCATGACAAAGTGCTTGCGGTTCACGATGTA